AGGCCAGGACGGGATTTTCGTCGACAACACCGACCATGTGAACGTCACCGGCAACCAGTGCCAGACATTGAATAACGCGGCTGCGCAGAGCGGCATTCACCTGTCCGCCACCCCGACGTACTGTGTCGTGGCGGATAATGTCATGCTCACGCAGGGCACCGGCTCTTACACGGCTACGGGCGGCATCAAGATCGACTCTGCGACCAGTATCACCGGGTGTGCCATACGCGGCAACATCCCGTTCAACCCCGCCACGGTCAGCACTCCGTCATTCCCGGCAACAACCGTCACCTACACGAACGCTACGGGAATCGACGTGTGGGCTTACGTCACCAACGGGACCGCTTCGATGACCACCCTGGTGAACGGGAACACGGGACCGTCGCTTGCCGCATCGGCCGGCCCGGTGCCGGTCCTGATCCCGGCTGGGGGCACGTTCAGGCCAACCTATGCGTCGGGGTCGCCGAGCTGGGTCTTCCAGGGCAACTGATGCCCCGGGCCCCGGGAGCGTAATCCATGGCGGGCATACTCGATCAGGGCGGCAGCCCCGTACTCGACCAGGCCGGCAATCCCGTACTCGACCAGGCCGGTGTCATCACCGCCGGGCGCCCGCGGGCACCGGGACCGCGCAGCAGCCCGCCACTGCCGTCACCGCCCGGGCCGGGCTGGCCGCCGCCGCCGGGACAGCCCAGCCCGCGACTCTCAGAGGCGCGGTCGCGAATGCCGGGCTGGCTGCCGCCGCGGGAACCGCCCAGGCCCCTGTTCCCGGGATCGTCCCGGCTGCCAGGCCGTCAGCCGGCACCGGGATCGCGCAGCCAGCAGCGGGCGGCTGGCTCAGCACGATCGCCGGCGCTGGCCTGGCCGCCGCCGCCGGGACCGCGCAGGCCGCGTCAGCCGCCGGGGCAGGCCCGCCGGTCCTGGTCGTCGGCAGGATCCACGGCCGGTCCGGAGTGGCTTACCTGCCCGTCAGCTACGGTGACGCCGCCAGCCCGGTCGCGTTCCTGTCCGGCTGGTCGATCGCCTGCACCCAGGGGGACGCGATCGACATCACCGGGCACGTGGACCCGCAGCATGTCTACGCCACCGGGGAGCCCTCCTGGGCCGGAAGCTTCACCGGGTGGTTCGACACGGCCACGGCCCAGGCGTACACCGCGGCGGCTGACGGGCTCCCCCGGAACATGTACCTGTACCCCAGCATCCGTAATGCCGGCCAGTTTTTCTCCGGGCTCATCTTCCCGGGCTACGCCGTCGGCGGCGGCACCGCCTCAGCGGTGCAGCTGACCGTGCAGTGGTCCGCGGCCGGGCCGGTCATTAAGACGGGCTGACCCTGGCGAACCCGCCCTGGCTGGAGTAGCCTGACGCCCATGAGCATGTTTGACGACCCCGATGGCCTGGAAAATCCGGCCATTCCCGCGACCGAGACCCGGGGCGGCCGGGCCGTCGACTGGGATGCCGTCCAGCCGGGAAAGCCGCTGCCGGAGCTGAGCGTTCCGGAGGATGAGGAGCACGACCTGGGCGGGGAGGGCTGATGCATCCTGACCCGCGGGTGATCCGGGAAGTCCTGGCCCTGGCCGGCCGGCTGGAGCACGAGCAGTCGCAGAAGAGGATCCCCGGGGCTAGCGCGGAATACCTGCCGTGGATGCCCTTCCAGATACCGGAATTCCTGGCCCTGCTGGCCGAGGCGATTCCCGCAGCACCCGGTTACCGGTTCCTGGAGGTCGGGGCGGGCGTGGGCACGAAGATGCTGCTGGCCCGGGAGCTGTTCGGCCTGGACGTCACCGGCATCGAGATCAGCCCAGCGCTCGCGGTCAAGGCCGCTAGCCTGTCCGGCGCAGAAATCGAATGCGGCGACGCACTGGACTATAACTGGTACGATGAGGCGGACCTGATCTGGTTCTACCGGCCGTGCCGGGACCCCGATACACAGGCTGCCCTGGAGAAGACGGTCTGGGATGGCATGGCCCCCGGCGCCGTGGTGATCTGCGCGTCGTATGAGGCCCGGCCGCCCGCGGGCAGGTTCTTCCCCATCCTGGAGGACATGGACCGGCCGGTGGGCATCTGGCAGAAGCTTCCCCCGGCGTGAGCACTCCCGTCACCCCGGGCAGCCACCCGGCGCTCATCGACCAGGGCAACCCGCTGTTCGGCCCCGCGGCGTGCCAGCTGGACACCGGGGTGCTGTCCCCCGGTAACGGCACCAAGGTAGGCGTGCTGACCATCCGCACCCCGACCACCACCCTGACAGTCATGCTGGCCGGGCCCGAGCTCGGCAGGTGGGCGCAGGCCATCTCCGGCCTGGCCGATCAGGTGAGCGGGACCGGGCCGGGGCTGGCCCTGCCGTCGCCGGCCGACATCTCGGCGGTCAGCACACTGGCCAGGGAGCGCAGATGACGGATCTGATGCCGGAAGCCCAGGACCTGGCCAGCCGGCTGCGCGCCCGCAGGGTGGCCGCGTGGGGGGAGTTCCGGGAGATCATCCACGCGGCGGAGACCGCAGGGCGCCCGCTGTCCGGGCCGGAGCGGGACCGCTGCGACGACCTCGAAGAGGAGATGGCCAAGCTCGACCGCCGCATCCGGGCGGTGCTGGACACCGACACCTTTTTCGACGCCGGCAACACGCTGCTCTCCCAGGTCACCTGCCAGCTGCACACCGGGACGATCTCGGAGGAGGGGCAGGGCCCGCGCGGGGTGGTGACCGTCCGGACGGCCAGCACGACGGTGTCCGTGGTGCTCGGGCCGGGTGACCTGGCTGTCTGGCTGGATATCCTGTCCGGGCTGCACAAGGGCCTGCTCACCGCACAGCCGGGAGGGGCCGCCATCCCGGACAAGCGAAGCCACGCGGTGGGCGATAATCCCATGGGCTTCGGCGATCCGGCTGGCCAGCGCCGGGCGTAGACTGATCCTGTAGCTGCCTCCCCAGGGCACGGACGATCCCACCGCCTGGGGAGGCACTTTCATGCCGGTCCTGATCGCCCTGATCGAGGACTGGTACTGCCCGAACTGCCCGGCAAGCGATCGCACAATGGGCCAGCCGCCGAATTCGGCCCGGATGCACACCTGCCCGGGACTGCACATGCTGACAGCCCCGCTGATCCGGGCCGGTATCAGCGCCACGGTCACCGCTGAGCTGCGCGAGGATTACCTGAACGGCGATGAGCAGGCCCGCGGGGATGACGGCAGGCCGTACATGGCGGTGCGCACCACCTTTGATGACCATGACGACGTGCTGGTCAACGCGGGCATCGCGAGAGGGAGCTTCCGGTGAGCGAGCAGGGTGAAGGGCCGGTGACCATCGCGGTGGCCGGGGTAGCCGCGGGCAGCGGCGGCAGCACGGGCGGCACGGACGAGGAAGACAAGGACGTGAGCTGAATTGGCATGGAGCGTCAGCGCCATATTCGCACAGGCGATGCTCAACCCGATCGCCGGGCGTGCCTGGTCCACGGCGATTCCCACCGGCTACTCCTCATTGTCCGCGGACGTGATCAACGCCGCGCTGTTCGGCACCACACCCACCCCGAACAAGACCGACACCCTGGCCAACTCGGCGTACGGCGCCGGCCAGTGGGTGACCGGCAACGAGGTGTCCGCGGGCGGCGGCACCAACTACACCGCAGGCGGGGTCGCGCTCACGTCCAAGTCGTTCTCCCTGGACTCCGTCAACACCAACCAGGTGACCCTCAGCGCGGTCAACCCGTCCTGGACCGGCGCGACGATCGCCGCCGCCTACGGTGACCTGGTCTACGACAACTCGGTGACTGGCGGCACAGTCGCCAAGCAGGGCCTCTGCTTCAACTATTTTGGCGGGACCCAGAGCGTAACTTCCGGAACGTTTTGCCATTCGGCGGCCACCGAAATAATGACGGGGCGCGGCTGGCTCCGGTATGACCAGGTGACGGATGCAGACACCTGCCTGACCCTGAACACGGGCACCGGGCTGGCGGAGTGGCAGCCCGTCGAGGCGGTGCATACCTTCACCGGTGGCCCGTACGACGTCATCCGGCTGGAAGGTGCCGGGCACGCATCGGTGTCCACCCCTGACCACCGCTGGCCCGCCGTCGTCCCTGGTGAGGACGGGATCAGGTGGTTCACGACCGCGACCCTGCCGCCTGACGCGCAGCTGCTCATCAGCGAGACGGAGCGCACGGATAAGGTCGCGGACCTTACCGCCACCCCGGGTTCTGAGGACCTGGTGTGGTGCGTGCAGACCCCGGCCCGGACCTGGCTGGCCCGCCTCGACGGGACCTGCTATTTCACCGGGAATACGGTGCAGTGGGGCACACCTGCTTCAAGTGCTCAGACCGCAGTCTTCTACATCACCGTCTAGTTGTCTGACCTGGTGTTATGCCCAAGCTGGGCTACTTCGGAGGCGATCTGCACTTTCATTAGGTGTAGCGTAAACTGTCATACATGGGCCTCAAATGCGGATATTGCGGTAAGGATCTCATCTACAGCGGACGCGGTCGTCCCCCGGACCGGTTCTGTTCCCGGGAGCATAAGGACCTGGCCGCAAACGCTGCCAGCCGCGCTGAAACCCAGCGGAAACGGGCGGAACAGCGATGCAGGCAGTGCGGAGGCCCGGTCCCGCTCGACGCCGGGAACCGGGTGCGAACCTGCTCCAGGAAATGCGGAAATGACTGGCAGAACCAGCAACGGCAGGCCGCTAAACGCGCTGACTGGATGGCATCTGATCCCGTGTGCCAGCGGCCGCAGTGCGGGAAGCCGATCCCGGAGTCGAGAGCGCGCGGAGCCAAATACTGCTCTCCAGGGTGCAAGAAAAAAGAGGCGGCCAAACGGTGGCGCGCTGCGTCTCCCTACTACAATCGCGGGAATCTTTACGGAATTACCATGGAGCGCTGGGACGAGATGTTCGCTGACCAGGGCGGCGTCTGTGCTATTTGCGGGACTGCTGAGTGGGGTGGCCGTCATGATCGCCCGCACACTGACCACGACCATGCGACTGGCATCTTCAGGGGTATCCTGTGCGACTTCTGCAATCGGGGGCTCGGCATGTTCCGCGATGACCCGGCCCGGCTGCGCGCGGCAGCGGCCTACCTGGAGAAGGCCATCGCGGCGTAGGCCAGTGGGGGACTCCGGCGTCCAGCGCTCAGACTGCAGTCTTTTACATCACTGTGTAAAAGCCCTCCCGGCGTAGACTGGGAGCAGAGGCCGTACCTGCTCCCGGGGCGGAGCCTGATCCCCGCATCCTGCGAAGGGACCAGGCAGTGCCGGCCAGCAGCCAGGACGTTCCAGGTGAGCGGGAAGCCAGGGCCGCGTACACGCAGGCTGCTGCGCTGTACCGGGCGGCGTTCCTGGCTGGCGGCGGTGACCCGTGGGCGGTCGGGGAAGAAGCCCTGGCGGTGCGGGACACGGCGCTGGCTTTCCTGGCCCTGGCCCGGCCGTTTGAGACGGTCAAGGCGGAGTACGACGCGCTGCAGGCCGCCCGGGACAATGACGGGATCGCGCCCGGTCCGGCGGTGTATGCGGAGCTGGCTGATGAGCTGCACGCCATCGCGGCGGCCAGCGCGAACATCAACGGCCAGATGCCCGGCCACCCGCATCGGGTGACAACGTGACCTGGGCGAACAGCGGGCTGTACGCGGCGACGCTGGCGCAGATCATGGGGGCCGGCGCGAACGCGCCCAACTGGGACAACACCGCGAACAAGTTCTTCCTGACGAGCAACTCCGATTCCACCCTGTACGCTGCTGCGCTCGGGGCGACCGGCAACATCTACGCCGCCACCTACGAGGTATCCGGGACAGGCTGGGCGGCGGGCGGGATCGCGGTGTCCGCGGCGGCAGCCGGGAGCACGTCGATGTCACCCAGCTGCACAGTGGCGGGCACGTCCCCGGTGACCCAGGTGTGGGGGCTGGCCGCGAACCTGTCGGTGCCGGCCACCACGCTGGCCAGCGCGATGGGCGGCTACTTCTACCAGGTGACGGCCAGTTACCAGTACAAGCTGGTCGGCATTTTCTTCGGCGGGTCCGCTTACTCGACCAGCGCCGGGACGTTCGCGATCAACTGGGGTTCCGCCGAGGTGGCGGTGATCACCTGTGCTGCCAACACGTAGTAATGAAAGGATAACGTAAAGTGACAGGCTACACGCTGACCCAGCCGGAAGTCTGGCAGGCCGGGCCGATTGCTTACCAGGCCGCCGGGGTGGCGCTGACCGGGTGGCCCGCGTGCCAGCCGTCCGTCACTACCCAGCAGTCGCTGGTGATGGCCGCGACTGGTGCGTCCGGTGCCGCCGGGTCCTATCAGCCGTATTTCCCGGCCGGGTTCTGGTCCAAGCAGGCGCAGGTCGTCAAGATCATCGCCCACGGGGTCCTGTCGGTGTCGTCGGCGGCCACCACCATGACGTTCGCGTTCGGCACGTCCGGGTCCACTCCGCAAGGGTCGTCCACGTTCACCGTCACCGCGACCAACACATTCCTGACATCACCCGCCTACTCGAACAGCTCGGTGGCACAGACCAACGCTCCCTGGCATTTCGACATCGACCTGCTGTGCACCAAGGTGGGCGTCGGCACCACCGCGGTGTCCACGTCCATCCTGGCCACAGGCGTGGGTGGCTGGACCCCCGCCATCGTGCCGGCGGTGGGCGCCATCCCCAACTACAGCCCGATGCCCGGCAGCGTCATCACCACGTTCGACCAGTCCATCAACCAGTTCTTCTGGGTCAGTGTGACGTACAACGCGTCGTCGGCGTCCAATCTGTGCACCATGCTGTCCTGCTACATCTACGGGATGAACTGACGTCCTGAGCTGAGGCGGCGAGCCTGTGTCACCCCCGCTGTATGACGCGCTGGGCCCGTCCGCCACCGGCAAGACGGGCACGGGCACCAGCCCGTGCGCCTGGACCCACACGATCAGCGCGTCGTCCGGCCGGATCCTGGTCGTCTGGTGCGCGTTCGACTCCTGCACCGTGACAGTAGCCGGGGCCTGCACCGCCACCCAGGGCGGCTCGGCCACGGCGATGGCGCCGATGGGCACCATTTTCTCAGGGGGCCTGACCGCCGGGTACATCCAGGGCTGGTACATGATCAACCCGGATTCCGGCACCAACAGCATCTCGGTGTCCTGGACCGGGACCTCCCCGTCCAGCACGCACGGCGGGTCACTCAGCTTCACCAATGCCGCCACCGTCGGCACCCCGGTGCTGCTCGCCTCGGCCGGAAGTGCCTCCTCCGGGTCGATCGGGGTGCCGAATACCTCGGGCGGCAACATCGTCGCCTGCGGGATCACCGACGGGTCCGACGCCCTGTCGTTCACCGCCGGCACCTCCCGGATCAACTCCGCGACGGTGGGCTCGGGGGCAGCCGGCCTGATAGGCGCCAGCACCCTGTCCTCCGGCGGCGGGACCGCCACCACCGCCTGGACGCAGACGTCGGACTCCTGGGCCGCCATCGCGGTGGAGATCCAGGCGCAGGGCGGCCAGTTCGAGCGGGTGCCGCAGCAGATGTCCCGGACATCCATGCGGGCCCGCAAGCGCAACCAGGCCCAGCAGTGGGCCATCCAGTCCCCGAATGCGACTGTCAACCCGGCGCCGGTCACCGCCACCGCGTCGTTCCCGGCTGCCACCGTCATCCCGCAGTACCCGTACATCACCTCGATCGCCGGCTCGGGCACCGCGCAGTACTGGGTGGACCAGAGCAGCAACCCGATCATGATGAAGTCGGACACGCCGTGGGCGCTGGCATTCAACGCGGGCCAGTCCGGAGGCGCCACCACGGTGGCCTCCGACATCACCGCCTACTGCACGACCCGGCAGTCCCAGGGCTTCAACTGCTTCCTGATCGCCGCGGTCGGCACCAGCCAGATCGACGGGGCCAACGACCAGGGTAATACCTGGGATGGGGTGGCCCCGTTCAGCAGCCCGGGCGTGCTGAACAACACCTACTGGACCCGCGTGGACCTGGTGATCAGCACCGCGGCCCAGTACGGCCTCACCGTGATCCTCAACCCCATGTTCACCTACGCCATCAGCGACGCTGCCGGCGCGATGAGCGCGTGGACGACGGCGAATTTCACGACGTACGGCACGGCACTGGGCAACCGGTACAAGACCGCCCTCAACCTGCTGTGGGAGTTCGGCGATGACTACGGCGGCGGGTTCGACGCCGGGTTCAACGCATGCTATGCCGCCATCCGCGCTGCCGGTGACTCCCACCTGCTCAGCGTGGAAAACGAGACGCGCGGCGACTCCCGGTTCGACCTGGTCAGCGGCACCTACACGTTCGGCACCAATTACGCGAACTGGAATTGGGATTATGGCTATGGGTGTGCGTACAACTGCGTAGAGTTCTCCTACGCCGAATCCTCACCGCTGCTGGTCATGAAGATGGACGGCGCCTACGGCCAGGCCGGCGACTCCCGGCTGTTCTGGCGCACCTGGGGGCTGTGGTCGCTGTCGGCGGGATCGCGCGGCTTCCAGATGGGCCGCAACGACGTCTTCCGCTGGCCGTCCGGGATCGTCGCCGCCGGGACGCTGACGTCCATGACGGCCGACAACACCGACTTCAAGATCTGGTGGAACATCTTCACCAGCCTGCCCGAGTGGTACCTGCTGGTCCCGGACCAGTCACCGGGCACGTTCGTCACCGCCGGGCGCGGCACCCGGTCCGCCAACAGCGTCGACGCTTACACCAGCGGGAACTACTGGGTGACCGCCAGCATCACCGCGGACGGCAAGCTGGGTGTGGTCTACATGCCCAATGCCGCCACCACGGTCACCGTCACCACCTCGATGCTGGCCACCGGATGGGTGTCCACCTGGGTGGACCCGACGAACGGGTCAACCTCGGCTGCGGGCGCCGGCCCGACGTTCACTCACTCCGGCGCCAACGCGCTCGGGGACCCGGACTGGCTGCTGATCTTCCAGCCGCCCGGCGGCGGCGTCACCGCAAGCGCGGGCCTGGCCGCCGCCACGGGCGTTGCGCAGCCGCCAGCGTTCGACCTCGTTCCCGCCACTCCCGCTGCCGCCACGGGCACCGCGCAGTCCGCCACCCCCTCGGTCACCGCTCCTGCCGGGCGGGCTGCCGCAACCGGTGCCGCGCAGCCAGTCACCGCCGGCACGTCGAGCAGCACGACCGCGGCCGCCGCAACCGGTGCCGCCCAGGCGCCAGTCCTCCAGGTAACGGCATTCGCCGGGCTGGCCACCGGGACGGGCACTGCCCAGCCAGTCACCGCCGGCACGTCGAGCAGCACGACCGCGGCCGCCGGGCTCGCTGCCGCTGCCGGCACCGCTCAGTCTCCTGTCCCCTCGGTTACCCCGGGCTCCGGGCTGGCCATCGCTGCCGGCACCGCGCAGCCAGCCACCTCACCGGTCACCGTCCCGGCCGGGCTGGCTGCCGCAACCGGTCCCGCACAGCCCGCTAGCGCGCTCATCCAGCCCACTGCCGGGCTGGCCACTGCCCCCGGGATCGCTGAGCCTGCCACGGCCAGCACGTCGAGCAGCACGACCGCGACCGCCGGGCTCGCCGCCGCCACTGGCACCGCTCAGCCTCCTGTCCCCTCGGTTACCCCGGGCTCCGGGCTCGCCATCGTCTCCGGGACCGCCCAGCCCGCCAGCGCGCTCAGCCAGCCCACTGCCGGGCTGGCTGCCGCAACCGCCATCGCTGAGCTTGCCACGGTCAGCACATCGAGCAGCGCCACGGCAAACGCAGGGCTCGCTGCTGCCGCAGGCACCGCCCAGCCCGCCACGCCATCGGTCACTCCGGCCGCCGGGCTGGGCAGTGCCGCGGGTACCGCGCAGCCCGCCACGCCATCGGTCACTCCGGCCGCCGGGCTACCCGCCGCCACGGGCACTGCCCAGCCTGCCGTCCCCCAGGTTACTGCGAGCCCGGGGCTGGCTGCCGCCACCGGGACCGCGCAGACCCCGGGGATCTTCACCTCGGGCAGCCACACCGCCACCGCAGGGCTGGCCCTGGCCACGGGCACCGCCCAGCCACCCGCCGCCATCGCGGTCACCCTCCCCGCTGGGCTGGCCCTGGCCACCAGTACCGTTCAGCCTGCCGCCCCCTCGGTCATCCCCGCCACCGGGCTGGCCATCGCTGCCGGGACCGCGCAGCAGCCCGCCACCGCGATCGCCGCTGCCGCTGGGCAAGCTGCCGCTACGGGCACCGCTGAGCCTCCCGCAATCGGCACCACCGGCGGCGAGACCTCCCCGGCCCTGGAAACCTACGCGTTCGGCAGCTTCCCGCAGATCCCGCCCGGGTCGGTGATCAGCAGCGTCACCGTGGTCACCGGCGAATATGAGTCGTCCTCGTCCATGGGCACCCCGGCGTTCGAGCTGCACGCCGCCGACGGCACCCTCCTGGGCAGCGGGTCCGGCACAACCTCAACCAGCCCGGGCAACATCGACCAGGCCACGTTCACCGGAATCAGCTACAGCCAGCTGGCCGGGCTGCGGGTCCGCACCTACGCCAGCCAGGGCAGCGCGCTGTCTGGCGCGACCGCCACCGTCAACTGGGTGTCCCTGGTGGTGGCGTTCACCCCGGCCGGCAACGTCGCGATCACCCCCGCCACGCTGAACGCCCCGGCCGGGTTCCCGCAGTGTGCCGTCTCCACCGGTGAAGCTGTCACCCCGGCCACCGTCACCGCCACCTCCGGGTTCCCGCAGTGCACCGCCGGGCTGCTCGCTGCCACTGTCCAGACCGTCACGCTGAACGCTGCCGCGGGATTCCCCTCCGGGAGCACTTCCGGCATCGTCAACGCCGCCCTGGCGCCAGCCACCCTGAGCGCCGCCGCCGGGTTCCCGCAGTGCACCGCCGGGCTGCTCGCCGCGTCCGCGCAGGCCAGCGCGATCACCGCACTGGCCGGGTTCCCGCAGTGCTCCGCGTCCGGTATCGTCAACGCCGCCCCGGCTCCCGCCGTGCTGGCCGCCGCCGCCGGGTTCCCGCAGTGCTCCGCCGGGCTGCTCGCTGCCACGGCGCAGGCCAGCGTGATCACCGCGCTGGCCGGGTTCCCGCAGTGCGCCGCCTCCGGGGTGGCCAATGCCGCGGTCACCGCCGTCACCCTGGCCGCCTCCGCCCAGATTCCCGCCTGCCTGGTCATCGCATCGGCCACCGGCCCGGAATACGCGGGCGCCGCCGACGTCCTCGCAGGCGGCACCGGTACCTGGTCCGACCCGTCCGCGGCCACCGGGCCGCCGCCCGAGCCGGTCGGCGCGGGCTGGGCCGTGCCCTGACCGGGCCGGGCGGGCTAGAATGGGAACAGCAGCCTGCGGCCTCCCCGGAGCCGGGCCCCTGATCATGAGGAGCCCCGCTGATGGCCTCGGAGTATCTCGAAAAGCTGCGCTCGGTCGGGTACCTGTCCCGCGGGCGCACCCGGTCCCGTACCCGCGAAGGCCGCGCGCACCCGGAATCGGGCGAGCCGTACAAGGTGACGCGCGATGAGCTGGGCAACGACGTCACCGAGCACGGCAAGGCGGGCACCGGCGTATCGGACCGGCAGGACGTGAACATCCGTCCCGCCACCATCCAGCTCGACTTGCGGGCGCACCAGTGAACGGCGACACCACCATCGGCCCGTTCAACGCCGCGTGGGACGCATACATGACTGCCATCGCCAGTCCCGATGTCACTGCGCAGATCCGGGCCCGGGAAGCGCTGTACACCGCCGCGCAGTCGCACGCCTCGGCGTCCCGGCCGCTGGGCAATGTCACCCGGTATTACATCTCCGTCAGCGAGGACCCGGATGCCGGCCCCGGCGAGGCCCTGGAAGCAGCCCAGGAACTCGACGGAGTGCGCCGCGCCGCCGCGATCCTCGCCGGCGCCTGGCCCGGCACCCTGCCCACCGTGAGCACCGGAGGCTGATTCCATTGGCATGGAGCGAATCCGGTTTGTACGTAGCGGCTCTGGTGCAGATGCTGTCTGCCGCGACCGTGCCCTCCTGGACGCTGACCACCAACCAGTTTTTCCTGACCAGCAGCTCCGACACCCCGGTCTACTCGGCCGCGATCGCGTCGGCGTCGGCGGACTACTCATCCGGGTCCGGGCCGGGCCTGAATGAATGCTACGGGACCAACTGGGCGCAGGGCGGCCTGACCACTGTCCAGCTGGGGAGCATCGCCCCGGCTGTCGCGGTCTCCGGGAAGCTGCTCAACTACTCCGCCGGCAACGTGTCCGTCGCCAACACAACAATCAGCACCGCAGCGTACGGCGGGTACTTCTACGTCCCGACACTCACCCCCAAACCCCTGCTGATGGGCATCTGGTTCGGCGGCGCCCCGTACACCACCGCGGCCGGGACATTCGCCATCACCTGGTCCGGCGGGCTGATCGCCACCATCACCTGCGCGGTGTGACCATGCCCTCGCCCGCCCCCGCCACCCTGTCCGCAGCAGCCGGGTTCCCGCTTCCGGCCGTGTCCGCCACCAAGGCCGGATCGGTCACCGCGAGCACCGCTCAGGCCGCTGGGGTGGCCGCCAGCGTGACGGACACCGCAGTGGTGACGGCGAGCGTGAGCTGATGATCTTCGACACAGCTGACCCGGCGCAGAAGATGGCGTTCATCACTGCGGTAATGACGCACGAACTGCGGTACGGGTGCGCCCGCCTGCTGCGCTTGCCCGGCAGCCTGATCATGCTCATCGAACCCTGGCCCGGGCCGATTGTGAGGCACCGGTGACCGCTACGGTCTATTACGACAACGCGAATCAGCTGGCAACGCTGGCCGCCCTGTTCACCTCTTCCGGATCCCCCGCCGACCCGACCACGGTGTCCTGCGTGGTCACCGACCCGTCCGGGACTTCCACGACGTACACGGTGACCTCCGGGCAGATCGTGCGGATCGGCACCGGCTCCTACACGCTGCCGGTCTCCTGCGCGCCCGCCACCGCCGGGGCGGACGGGCTGTGGGGCGGCATCTGGATCGGCACCGGCGCCGTCTCCGACATCCAGCCGTCCACCTGGCGGGTTATGCCGGAGGCCACCAGCCAGTGGTACATCGGCCTGGAGGAGTTCAAGGACCGGCTGGCCATCACCGACAGCGCGGACGATTCCCAGTGCCAGATCGCCATCCAGTCGGCTACCAGCGCTGTGAATGAGCATTGCGGCAGGCATTTCTGGAGGGTCACCGAAACCCGGACCTACCAGCCGGACAACATCTGGACGCTCGACGTGGACGACATCGTGCCCGGCACCCCCATCCAGGTGAATGTCGACCTGGTGGGCGACGGCGTCTTCCGGACCCCGTACACCCAGAACGTGGACTACCAGCTGCGGCTGGGCTACCACCGGTACAACGTCAACGCGTCCGGCCTTGTGCGGCCGTACCGGCAATTGCAGATCATCAACTCGGGGAACTGGTGGCCGTTCACCTGGCCCTGGTCGCACCTGGACCGGGTGCAGATCGCGACGACGTTCGGCTGGAACTCGGTGCCGAGCACCATCGTCCAGGGGACGTTCCTGATCGCAGCCCAGTTGTTCCGCCTCAAGGATGCCGCGTTCGGGGTGGGAGGCGGCTCCACGTTCGGCACGTCCGTAAGAAGCCAGCAGTGGGCCGCTTCCTCATTGATCCAGGGTGATGCCACCCTCAACCAGATGTTCTGGAGTTTTACGGATCCTCGGAGAAAAGTCGGGTGCTGATCTAGCCTGGAATATCTGGGCTACCCTGGCAGCATGACCATGCTCGTTCTCACCACACAGAACAGCGCCGCCCTGATCCCCATCGACATGCTGCGCGCGGGCGGGCGGGGCGGCGGGCGCGGCCGGTGACAGTGGACGAGCTGCTCCGCCGGGCCGCCGCCTGCCGCGGCTGCGGGAAAGAGCACACCTACCGCTGGACCGGCCCGGACCAGGCCTCCTGGGCGGCGCCGGACTGCCGGGAATACCGCCCGGTACTCGACATCGGTACCGTCGCGAAGCTGCGCTGCCTGGCCACCGGGGTGTACCGGGACCCGTGGCTGCCCGCCGGGCCACGCCCGGAAGTGCCGTCCGCGACGATCCTGCTGAACCAGGAGATGAGACCTTGAGCGAACCGCCCCCGGAAGACACACCGCTCGATCCGGAAACGATCAGCCGCCTGCTGGAGGAGATGGCCACCCAGCCGGATAACGCGCCGGATTTCATGACGTCGGCGATCGAGGCGATGGCCGGCGTGCACGCCCGGTGGTACCGCGGCTGGATCGCGGCCGGCGTGCCTGAGCCCCGGGCGGCGGAGTGGACAGGAATCCTGGTGGAATCCATGGTCCGCGGGACGCAGTGAGAATCCTGCCGATCGTCCTGCTGGTGCTCGCGTTCGCGCTGCTCGCCTTCGAGGTGCTGCAGACCCCGGGTCTCGCCACTCCGTGAACACCCGGAACCTGCGCGGCCCGCTGACTTTCGGCATGACCGACGGATCCGTGCTCATTCTGGGCCTGTTTCTCGGCGAGGTGGTGGCCCGCCAGTCCGGGGCCGCGCTGTGGCATGCCGCGCTCGGCGGCGGCCTGGCCGAGTTCGGCGGGATGAGCCTGGGCCAGTACTGGGCGCAGCCGGAGCTGGGCAAGCTAGGAGCTTTCGCCAACGGGGCCGCCGTCGCGCTCACCACCATCGCGGCCGGGCTGCCGTTCGCGTTCCTGCCCCGCACGGCAGCCACCATCACCTCATCCGCACTGATCATGGCGGCCGGGGTGGTGATCTGCGTGCTGCGCGAGGAGCCGGGCCGGACGGCGGTGCTGCGCACGTTCGGGCTGCTGGTGGCTGCCGGGGTGCTGTCCGGGGTGAGCGGGCTGGTGTAAGCTGGCGTTCCCTGCGGAGAAACGCACGTCTAGCCAGGAAAGAGAACAGCATGAAACATCTCAGGATGCTCCTGACCGCGGCCGCGCTTGTACCCGTGCTCGCCGGGAGCGCCGCGCTCATGGCGAGCTCAGCGTCCGCCGCCCCGGTTCTGCACCAGGTGAAAGCGGTGAACGGGCACCTGCCGCCCGGCCGGTACCTCCTGGTCGCGGCCAGCCAGAAGGGCAGTGACCCGGGCGAGCTGTGTGAAGGCGGCACGGGGACCGGCGGGCTCTGCCTCAACGCCTGGAACGGCGGCCCCTTCGTCAAGGCATACGGGGCAAATGTCACAAATGATGCCTTCTCGCTCGTCAGCACCGGCGGGCTCTACTACGCCGTCGAATACACCAACACCGGGAACATCATCGGGGACGTCTACAACAACAAGAACGACGCGAGGGCGGGGCTGACCGATACCGGGGCCTGGGGAACGGTCTTCACCATAGGGAGTTCAGGCTGCGGAAGCGGTTTTGCTATCCGGAACAACCACTGGGGCGCTTACCTCGGGTTCAGCTTCTTCAGCGGGGCACAGGCATACCTGAACACCTCGGCAGTCTGCTTCACCGCGTACAGCTTCTAGCCGGAAGCCCTGAAGACGGGGGACCGCACAGCGCGCAGGCTGGGTGGTTCCCCGTTTTTCATGCCTCGGAGCTGACGGGTTAAAATCGGTACAGCAGCGGCGGCGGAGGCACCGCGGTCCGGGCGGTGATCCTGGGAAGAGAGTACCCAGTGAACCCGGAAGACCCGCACCTCACCCCGGATTCCCAGGCTGAAGAGATCCTGCGCCAGGCTGAAGCCGACGCGATGAGCCGCCCGGTCGCGCGCCGGCCCCGCAAGCGCCTCTGGTGGTACCGTGGCTTCACCGGCCGGGAAGCTGACTGGCTGGACGCTTTCACACTGGCGGTGATCGCCTCGACGGTAATCCTGATCGTCCTCGGCATCGCGGGGGTGCTTTGATGCAGGCGCAGGTTATCGGCTTCCTGACGGTGACCGCCACCATCCTGGCCGTCCTGGCCGACCTGGTGTTCATCTGGGCGTACGCGCATCTGGTCCCGGACTGGAAAAGCGGGCCGGTCAGCGGGGCGATGATCATCTGGGCCGGTCTGGTGGTGCTGGTGCTGCTGTCCCGGCTGCTTCATGAACTGCTCCGGCCCGCGCCCAAAGCGGAACCCGGCTGGGCATCCTGGCTGGACATCGCACTAGGTTTCCTGATCGCCGCGGCGGCGATCTGGCGCACCCTCGTCTTGTGGCGGGCGGTCCGCGCGGATGAGGAGGACTCCTCATGAGCCACCCCGGGGACAGTGACCCTGTCCTGGAGGAGATCCGCCAGCTGCGGACGGACATGCTGAAATTGCAGCAGCAGCGGCAACTGCGGTACGGCTGGCTCAAGATCGTTGCCCGGGACCTGGAAACCGATCCGGACACCCAGTTCACCGTGCACAAGTGGGCCTCTTTTTACTGGCTGGTCAACTTCCCGGCGGTTACCCTGCTGTTTTTCTTCGCACCGGCAGTGTGGCTGAAATGGGGGATCTTCATCACGCTGATCTACTCGATCTACGCAAACCTAGCAACGGACTACAGTGGCATGTCGGCGGCCCTGGCAATCCGCGGGCTCCCGCCGCTGCCCCCGATCCCGCTGGAGCCTGCCAACGGCAACGGGGTAGTGGCCAGCCGTCCCGGCGGTGCGGGCGGAGCTGGGGGAACGGGCGGCAAGGGCGGCACCGGCGGGGCAGGCGCAGGCGGGGAACCGGGGGGACCAGGCGAGCCGGGAGAGTGCGGGGAACCGGGCGAGCCAGGCAAGTAAGATTGGCTCATGGCCACCGACCCGCGGGAGCGGCGCATGCGGACGGCCCTGGCCGCCTGCCCGGCAGGTGACCGGGACCAGTTCGCCCTGACCACCTGCTACGCGGCCGGCCAGTGCCAGCGGGACCTGTGCTGCCCATTCCGGGACGACTGCCGCGACCTGGAGCTGCAGTACCGGCGGGACCTGCTGCGCGAGCTTGAGACGCTGGACGGCTGATGGCCGACCTCACCCAGATCCGCACCGCACTTGCCCAGCAGATCCACACATACACCGGGCTGCGGGCCGAGGCGCAGGTGCGGGATCAGGTCAGCCCGCCGATGGCCCTGGTCATGCCCTCGACTCCCGTGGTCTCGTACGGGGCCACCATGTCCGGCGGCGGGGAGACCGAGGTCACCATCAACCTGGCCATCCTGCTGCTGCTCAGCGATGCCGCGCCCACAGAGAAGGTGCAGCGTGCCCTGGACGCGTACCTGGGGATCGGCGCGGGGGAGACCATGTCCATCGCCGCGGCGATCAATATGAATCCCAGCCTAGGCGGTGTGGTCGAATGGTGCGTCCCGATGTCCGTCACATCCTACAGCCGGGTCGACTACGCGGCCATCAACTATTTCGGCGCGACAATCCTGTGCCAGATCGGGGCGGGCTGAACCATGCTGGTATCCGCGCTGGCCGTCGTGGGAGAATCCCTGAGCATGATCGCGGGTATCACCACCCTGATGGCCATCCCGGTCCTGGTGTCCTGGCGCCGCCGCGCCCGGTACCACCGGGCCACGGCGGACGCGCTGGCCGGTGAGGCCGCGGCGTGGCTGCGCGAGCAGGAGGAAATCCGTTGACACTGCCAGCATGGTTCGTGATGGGCGGCGCGATCGCCGGCATCACGGTGATCGCCGTCCTGATCATCACCAGCCAGCTGAGCCAGCGGGGCGCGGGCCGCCGGGCCGCGGAACGGCAGCTGGCCGATGACGTCGAGGCCTGGCTGCGGGCCCGTGAGGCGGCCATGTAGCCGTTCCTCTGCCGCCTGATAATCAATCCATCAGCGTGAGCATTACCTGGCTGGCCAGGCCGGACTCGAACCGGCGATCTTCCGCTTAGGGGGCGGCCGCTCTGATCCGCTGAGCTACTGGCCATCAGAGACGCGCCCGGGGATCGAACCCGGCAACGACGAGGTTGCAGCTCGCCTCCCGCACCAGCAAGATGCGCGTCGTAGCGGCCCCGGACCGACTCGAACGGCCGACATCCAGGTCCGGAACCTGGCGCTCTGTCCACTGAGCTACGGGGTCTGGGTGGCAGGTGCTGGGCTCGAACCAGCGCAGGCGCGATGCCAACGGTTTTATGTGACGGAGCCTGGGGTCGAACCAGGGCTGCCGAGGCGACGCTTTTACAGAGCGCTGGACGGTCCGTCGTCCACCTCCGTCATGGGGACATGCCGCCACTGGCGGCCCTTCCTGATATTGATGATCTGGGTCTTAGAGACTTCGTATGCCAGTGCTGCCACCCGCAGCGACTGACCGCCCGCACGGATGTCCCGGATATCGGCCTCGGTCAGCCTGGCCGAGCCCTGCCGTTCGCCCCGCACACGGTTAGGGTGCGGCTCGTCGTCAAGCGTTTTTTCACGGTGGTGCGGCCCGCATAGAAGCTGGCACTTATCCACCTCGGCCAGAAGTTGCACCCTAGGCCGATCGAGTCCGCTAGCGATGTCGAACAGCTTGGTTCGCGGATCCTTATGGTCGAACTGGAGGGCTTCCGTTGACGGACACCAGGCACAGTGCCCGCTCAGGCGCGTGATCATTTCTGCTCGGATACCGGCACGGCGCGCCTGCATATAGACACGCATCTGCTCGCGCTGGTAGTTCACGAGGCAAGTTTACAACATACCTCGTTGACCACTTGAGTAACCTGCCTTGGGGTGGCCGACCGGGATCGAACCGGCATTTTCCGGGCTCACAACCCGGCGCCATAGCCTTTCAGCCACGGCCACCACGGTGTCCAGTAGAGGACTCGAACCTCTGACGCCCGCCGTGTGGGGGCGGCGCTCTGCCATCTGAGCTAACCGGACCTGGTACCCTCGCCCGGACTCGAACCGGGGACAGCGGGTTCGTAGCCCGCCGGTTTATCCTCTAGCCTACGAGGGCTCGTCTTCCGTAGCCGCTAGTGGTTTCGAACCACTGGCCCACCGCTAGTCGGGCGGTTGCTCTACCCCTGAGCTAAGCGGCCATGGCGGGATCTACGGGACTCGAACCCGCGGCCTCCTGCTTGACGGGCAGGCGCTCTAACCAGCTGAGCTAAGACCCCATGGCTCCGGCGAAGGGATTCGAACCCCTGACGTTCGAGTTAACAGCGCGCTGCTCTGCCAGCTGAGCTACGCCGGATTAGTGCCGGGGGCGGGATTCGAACCCGCGACCTCTGGGTTATGAGCCCAACGAGCTGCCGAACTGCTCCACCCCGGTATGAGCCATAGTAACCCCAGTCGGATTCGAACCGACGATGGCACGGCTTGAAAGGCCGGCGACTTAGACCGCTTGTCCATGGGGTCAGGAGTAGCCCGGACGGGATTCGAACCCGTGCCACCAGCTTGAGAAACTGGCGTCCTCGGCCGCTAGACGACCGGGCCATGTAAAGCAAGGTGTGAAGGCGCGCCCGGCCGGATTCGAACCGGCGGCCCTTCGCTTAGAAGGCGATCACTCTGTCCGGCTGAGCTACGGGCGCTGGAGTGGGCCGGCTGGGGATCGAACCCAGGACGCGCGGGTTAAAGGCCCGCCGCTCATACCGCTGAGCTACCGGCTCCTACGACATTATGAGCAGGGCCTGTTTCATGGCTGTATTCCTTTCTTCCTGGTGGGTAGCGGCGGGGGGACTTGAACCCCCATCCTGCGGATTATGAGTCCGTCGCTTGCGACCGGTTCAGCTACGCCGCCATGGTTGGCCACCGCGGAGTTGAACCGCGCGATACCCGCTTATCAGGCGGGCCCCGTCGACCGGCTGGGTCGTGGCCATCAGAGGAGCGTGTGGGACTCGAACCCACGTACCCGAAGGTATGGCTGTTTTCGGGACAGCTGCCATGGCCGCTAGGCTAAC